GCATCTACAACCTGTGCAACTCCTACAGGATAATGATTCCAAGTATCAACATTATTAGCAGCTAAGAAAACAGGATCAGTTCCTGGTGCATACCAAGGTACACCTGCTTCATCAACAACAATTATTTGCATAAATGGAGAGATAACTGGGTAACGTGTAATAGCCTCAGCCCATTGGATAAAGATATAAGTTGAGTTTATTACAACAGGTGCAATAGCACCATCAAGACAACATCCACCATATGCAGAAGCAATGATATAAGAGTTGTGATTTAATAACCTCATTGCAGGAGAACCTTTAACATCAACACGTAATGTATAAGTTTCACCACAGAAAAATTCTTTACAACAGTTAGCACCAATACCAGCAGTTACTGTAAATGTAGGTTGAGTACCTGTACCATCAGTATAAGGAATTAATTCAGTTGAGATAGGTGTTACAACATCACCAGTAACCCATCCTGTACCACCATTAACTATTTCTACATAAGTAACATTGTTACCACTAACTGTAATGTTAGCAATTAATCCAGAACCTGTAGGAGCTGTTGTATCTTCTAATGTAATACTTGAGTATACACCATCAACTAAATCTACACCATCAAGAGTAATAGCTAAATCTAAAGCTACATCATCTGTGTAAGCTGTATTACCTAAATGGATAACATTGTTTTGTGGTAAACATGGATCTACACGGTAGAACTTGCTTACATACTTAGGATTGATTTCCTTAGATTTGTTAGACTCTTGGTATCCTCCGTGGAAAGGACCAATTTTATCATTCTGATAAATTGAACCTGCAGCAAGGATAAGATTACAACATCCAATTGTACTAGGGTTGTAAGTTGTTGGAACTATATTCCAAGTTTTTGGATTAACAAAGCCAAAAGATCCTCCAGGGAAAATGTTTCCTGTAGTACCTAAACGGCCTTCTGCTAAATCAGTGTAACCTCCTAGTGTTCCCACAAAGGTTTTTCTAAAGGCATGATTAAAATAACTCATTTTTTTTGTTTTAGTTTATAAATATATATTATAATATAGTGATTATTTTTGAAATAACAAAATTATTTCAAGAAAAGTAATTTATATTTAGCAGAATTAAGTGCATCCTTTACTAGATCTAGGTTATTTACTATCTCTGAGTAAGGTAACATTCCTTGTAGTTTGTTTACCATAGCATAGATATCTCTTATATAACCAACACCATCTGCTACAGTATCTAAAGTTCTTGACGGAACTTCATTATACTTTAGTATTTTTTCTGCAGCTCCCTGATATCCTTCAACTAAGGTATCTGCAAAACCTGGTATAGCATCATATAATTCATTAAGAGCAGTGTGAGCTGCAAATGATCCATCTCCTGTTACTTTAAGATGTAACTTATGAAAGCTTGTTCTTGAGTTCATAAGTTCTGACGCACATGCTGCTACCATAGTATCTAATGAACTACCACCAACTCCCGTATTTGGTGTAGGTTCTGGTTTAGCAGGTTCACTTTTTGGTTGAGTAACTATAGACTCAATTTTATTTATTGCTGTGCCAGGTGCATCTGGTCTTTTTAACATTCTTGTTGCCATTATTTTTAGTTGTTACGTTCAGCAGTTTCTGTACCTCTAGAGAATTGGTTTCCAGACTCAATATCTCCAGCTATAATACTCACTGCCTCATCTATTATTAATTCTACTATATCATCTTTAAATTCACACAGTACTTCTGCAGTTGACTGTACACTAGTATATGGATCTACACATCCGTTAATTTGTATTTTAATTGGTTGTCTATAATATACTAAGTCAGCTTTTGCAATATCAAATTCATCATTGGTATAAATATTTACATCATTACCTTTTAGTGTAGCAAATGTTTCTGCCCAAGCAAAGTTAGGTTTTTTAGCATCATCTCTAAGTAGTTGATTTAAGTTACCTTCTTCTGCAAGATACACCATCATTCTTCTTTTATCACAGCAACCTTTGGTAGCATATACATCTACTCTTTTCCATTGTAAATATTCAGTAGGTAAATTAGCCATGTAGTAATAGTCTTTATCAACAAGACTTAAATCAAATGTTTGTAATAATACTTGTAGGTCATCTTTTCTTCTGGTAGATTGTTCATCACCTTCTTTAGTAAGGTTGATACCATGTAACTGTCTACGTACCCATTCCACTTGAGCTTTATTAAAACCCTCAACAACCTGCCAACATTCTATGTTGTCATAGTCATTACTGTCTAACTTATTAAGACGTTGTTTTATCTTTATGGTAATAGTACTATTAAGCATTGTTTATTTTTTATTAATCTCCTTTCTTCAAAGATTTTTTAAATGTAGCTATTGCTCCACCAGCTTTTTTATAAGCTTCAGTTTTATTTTTATTAAAAAACACAAGAGGGTTTACTTTTGTATCTTTTGACATTCTAGAAACTACATCTCCTTTTTTATTAGTTCTGGTCTTCTCAATATGTTTACCACCTCCAGGCATTTTAAAAACCTCTTTAGACACATTACTACCAAACAAACCAGATCTTTCAATAAGTTTTCCTTGAACTTCTTTACCATCAAACTCTTTAGATATTGATGAAACCTTTCTACTCTTTCCCATAATTATTTATTTTTGGCCATTTTCTTTAATGTTCTAGCTAATGCTTTTCTTTTAGGAGTACATGTTTTTTTGGTAACTGGAGTACAATAACCCTTATGTGCAGGGTTAATTGCTTTCTGTATCCACTTCTTATCCTTCTTAGCAGTAGCCATTACAATTATTTTTTGCGTGCATTCTTTTTAGCTCCAGCTATTCTATCAGCTGCAGTAGCTTTGTTATAAGGAGGTGCTAATGCTGCAAACTTTTTATTAACAGTTCCACCAGCTTTAAATTTTCTTTCCATTACACACTTTCCAGAAGCATCTTTAACCATTCCTCCAGTACATCCTGGTTTTACTGCTCTATTAGTAGTAGAGCCACCTGCTTTAAGTATCCTACCTTGTTCAGATCTTGGATTATTACTATACATAGGCATGCCCATCATTGGTAAAGTTGCACCACCTTTTTGCATAACCTTTGTTGACTTAGCTTTTTTTACAATATTCTTAACCATACCTTTTACTTCTTTATTTGCTTCTCTCTTTTTACCCATTTTAGAAGTAATTGCATTTACAGCAGCAGAAGCTATACCACCAATTATTCCACGAGCTGCTTGAACACTAGGACATGGGTCACATGCGTAACTAGTATGTTCTGGATTCCAATTTTTACATAATCCAGGAGGACATGGTTTAGAAGAAGTTCCACCTGTTTTCATTTTTTTCATTGAGCCTCCGCAGCTCATGCATTTAGTTGCCATAATATATAGTTTTTAACAATTCCATTTTCTAAGTGAAAGAGCCTTTCTTGTAGGTCTTCCTTTTTCATCCTTCATTGGTCCAGGCATCCCAGACATTCTAGCACAGAAGCTTTTTCTTCTCTTAGCATCTTTACTTCCAGCTTTAAGTTTAGAAGGTTTAGTAGTTACAGCAGTCTTCATATTTCCACCTGTAGTTCTATTATACTTATCTACACCTTTTTGTGTAAGCCCACCACTTTTAGATTTTTCACCTCTAGATATTGACAGTGAGACACTTTTCTTGCTCATAATTTTTTAAATATTTAAAATTATATTTATTACTTGTTCTTTTTCCAGTGCAAACCATGCTTATAAATGAATGACTAATGTTATATACTTGTTTTGCTTCACTTATACAAGAATAAACAATATTAGTATTTAAATCTATAACTTTTTTTGCAAAACCATTATTACCTAATGTTTGGCTAATACTCATTTTTTGTTTTGATAAGTCACTAGTTTTCTTTCCATAATTCCAGTGCTTATCACCTCTTGGTCTATCTGTTCTTTCAGATGCTAACTTACTCATTACTTTTTTAGTTTCTTCTGAATGTTTTTTTCCTTTTCTTGGGTCTGGGTTATTTAATCTATAAAGTCTATTTTTTTCTTTTATTTTTTCAATAGTTGCTATTGTATGTTTTACAGAAGAGTCACCACCTTTTGTTCTATTATATCCATTTGGAACCATAGAATTTAATTCTTGAATAAACTGTACTTCAAATAGTTTTGCATCTTCTAAAGTTAAATTTTCTTTTAATATCTCAAATTTAAATTTTTCAAACCCGTACTTTTTAATAGCTAAACAAAAAACAACTGCTCTGCTTCTCATTCCTTTGTGTTGTGTAAATCTTCTTTTTATA